ATCCACAAGAATGGAGCGAGGGGTACGCAGACCTTCAAGGAATAGCGACGGATATTCGCGATTTTGAAGCGGGTGACAGGTTCTTTAATCCTGAAGCGAGTTTCTGGGACTATGTAACGGCTCCTGTCGAGACTTTTATTAGTCTCGGTAGCAGGGCGTTGACAGGCGGAATTATTGGTTTGGATCCTCAATTCGGCAAGGATGTCTTTGGTATTAAAGGACAGACGGATCTCAGTCATGCGGCATCCGGGATCTACGGCCCTCAAAACCCTGGTCTGCAAGTTGATATAGGGATGCCGGGTGTTTCAGGTCTTGCATCCGTCGTTGCTCCGGACGTAATGACGATTGATTTAAACCCCTCTAATCCAATAAGTGCTCATACGACATTTAGCCCGCAGGGTACAGTAGGTTCTGCCGTGTCGGGTGCTCTGTCGAAGGCAGAAGCTCTTGCAAGCGGGCAGAAATCTTTTGCACAGGGCGGACTAGCGTCCCTGCCCCAGATTTCGCATAGCGGCTTATATAGAGCCATGGGCCGTGGCTAAGAAACCGGTAATCCCGAAGTTATATGTTCCGAAGAAGAAGCGGAACCCCTTCGCGGTGGGCTTTTGGATCGTCGTTGCGATTATTGTAGCATCTCTTTTTATAGCTTCCTGTAGGCTGCGGTTTCCTCTTGAGACGGGAATCTAGCTATGGCGGACGACGATCCACGGCCCACGGACCCTTTTCCTGCAAATGAAAATATAAAGCAAACTCGTTTCTGGGTTGACTATTTACCGGTCAACGATGCGTATGTAGCTATGGTTGGGGATAACCCCGTAACGGCCTCTCAAATCCCCCTTCGTTATCCAGATATACCCGCTTTAGGCAAGAAAACATGGCGCGGAGAGCAACGTTCTAAAGAACAGACTTTTTTCTCTTCTTTAGATGAAATAGATTCTGTGCTTCAGATGAGCGGATTATTTAGGGATCCTGAGACTAATGAGATCTCTTCTGTTGAACCAACCGCTAACGATCCACGGCCCACGGACCCTTCGGTTTTAGAAAAAGGTCTTATAGACAAACCTTTATATGATCAACTAAGAATGGTAGGTTGAGACGCCGGTAATAGGAGATAGTAATATGAATATGATGGGTTTTCGTCCCGTTGGCATGGCCCGAGGCGGTGTGGTACATCCCAATAACACGGTCCGAGGCAATGTGGTACATCCCAATAGCGCGGCGGCTATTGGGGATTCATGGGGAGGTTCTGCGATAACTCAGCTTCTCCGCGACCACTACGTAGCTCCCAACACGATTGCGGCACAGGCGCAAGCACAAGCACCGGCACAAGCACCGGCACAAGCCCCGGCGCAAGTCCCGGCTCAAGCCCCGGCCCTGGTTGCCAGGAACGCTTCCGTGGATTCCGGGGCGCTTGACAGATTCCGCAGGGAGTTTGGTCGCGAGCCCCGAGACACTGCCGAGCTTCAGGAGTACATGATATCCGGAGGCGGTGCGGTTACCCGGATGCGCGGCGGCGGTATGATGGGATTTCGCCCGGTTGGATACCAGCAAGGCGGCGAGGCCGCAGCGGAAACTGGACGCCGAGAAAGCTTGATTAGGCAAATAATTGAACTTAGTGGTATTACCAATCAGGAAACTCTGACAACTGCCCAGACGAGTTTACAGGAGCAAGACACAAATAGCCTACAGAACACGCTAAACGTACTTATAGCGAGGAAGCAAGCGGAGCAAAGGTCTACGATGCAGGGGTCTCCGGTAGGAGAACTTACTACTGAACAAAGGCGGCAGCTTATGGAGCTACCCTCCCAAACGGATTTTATGGGTCGCCCGACGACGCCAGAGCAGCAGCAGATGCAGCAGATGCAGCAGATGCAGCAGGAGCAGCAGACGCCCTATATCGAGGATGCTCCCCGCATAGGAACCGATTTTGGGTTTTATACGACGGAAGCTCCCGGACTTGGTCAAGGCGTTACCGAAAATCCTGGGTTCAGTAAAGAGGCACTAGAGTACTTTCCTCCTCAAAGAGCGTATGGCGGCATTATGTCGTTGAGGCGATAACCATGGCTCGTAACCCGTTACCTCGCAGCAACTTTGGGACAAGCTCTCTTGTAGAGCGCCGGGATGCGTTACCTCAAGTGGAGTTGGACTTGGAGGATGCTCAAGGTGTTGAGATCACCGTAGAGGACGAGGCTCTGGTCGATGATCCGGAACTCAAGATTGAGTTTGAGGAAGACGGCGGCGTCGTTATTGACTTTGATCCGGTTATGTCGGCCCCTGATACGGGCGACTTCTATGCAAACCTTGTAGACAACTTGGATGATTCCGTTGTCTCTAGAATGTCGTCTCAACTTGTAGAGGACTACGAGGCAAACAAGGAAGGCCGCAAGGATTGGGAAGACGCCTATCGCACCGGCCTTGAGTTGCTTGGTTTTCAGTACGAAGAACGGTCAGAGCCTTTCCGTGGTGCGACGGGCGTTACGCATCCACTTCTTGCCGAGGCCGTTACTCAGTTTCAAGCGCAGGCTTTTGGTGAATTGTTGCCTGCCGGTGGTCCGGTACGCACGGAGATTGTTGGTAAGGTCACTCAAGAGAAGGAAGATCAAGCCACTCGCGTTCGCCACTTCATGAATTATCAGATTACTTCGGTGATGAAAGAGTACACCCCTGAGTTCGATCAGATGCTCTTCTATCTACCGCTATCGGGGTCTACGTTTAAGAAAGTATATTACGACGAGTTTCTTGGCAGGGCGGTCAGTAAGTTTGTCCCGGCGGAGCAGTTGATTGTTCCGTACATTGCGACGGATCTGGAGACGGCTGAAAACGTCACGCACATAATTCAAGTTACCGAGAACGAGCTACGCAAGAAACAGCTTGCTGGTTTCTATGCCGACGTAGAGGTAACGCCGTCGCAGTCGGAGCCTTCTGAAGTCCGTGAAGAAATGGACGACATTACGGGTGTAGAGCCGACGATTGTAGACAAGGAGATAACGCTCCTTGAGTGTCACGTCGATTTAGATCTCGACGGTTACGAAGACATGGGCGAAGACGGGGAGCCTACGGGTATCAAGCTTCCTTATATCGTGACGGTTTCCGAGGACAGTGGTGCGGTGCTCAGTGTTCGTAGGAATTACACGAAAGACGATCCAAACTACAAAAAGAACCAGTATTTCGTACACTTCAAGTTTCTGCCTGGGTTTGGGTTCTATGGCCTTGGATTAATCCACATGATTGGTGGTTTGAGCCGCACGGCTACCGCCGCGTTGCGTCAGCTTATCGACGCGGGGACCCTCTCGAACCTACCGGCAGGCTTTAAGGCGCGAGGCTTGCGGATACGGAATGACGACGATCCGCTATCTCCGGGTGAGTTTCGTGATGTAGACGCACCTGGAGGTGCCATTCGCGATTCACTGATGCTTTTGCCGTACAAAGGTGCCGATCAGACGCTGTTCCAGTTGATGGGTTTCTGTGTAGAGGCTGGTCAGCGGTTCGCGGCGGTATCCAACCTGCAAGTTGGCGATGGAAACCAGCAAGCGGCGGTTGGAACGACCATTGCTATGCTTGAGCAGGGCGCAAAGGTCATGTCGGCCATCCATAAGCGCCTGTTTTACGCTCAGAAGGAAGAGTTTTCGCTGCTTGCCAAGGTCTTTGGTCAATATTTACCGCAAGAGTACCCCTATGACGTTGTCGGTGGGGAGCGCACGGTAAAGGCCGAGGACTTTGACGACAGGGTTGATGTCATACCTGTGGCAGATCCCAACATTTTCTCTATGGCACAACGGGTGACGCTGGCGCAGACGGAGCTTCAGTTGGCTCAATCGGCTCCAGATCTCCATAATATGCATGAAGCGTACCGTAGAATGTACAACGCGGTGGGCGTCAAGGACGTTGACGCGATATTGAAGCCCGAAGGGAAGGACGATCCTACCCCCAAAGACCCCGCAATGGAGAACTCGGAGTCCCTGGACAACTTGCCGTTGGTTGCATTCCAAGGACAGAACCACGACGCGCACATAATGGCGCATTTGATCTTTGGTTCATCAGGCATGGTCTCTCAGATACCCTCTGTAGCCATGGCTTTGCAGAAACATATTATGGAACACGTATCCATCAAGTCTAGGGAGCAAGTCCTTGCAGAAGTTTCTCAACAATTTCAAGGTCAAGAGCCACCTCCAGAGGTTTTACAGCAAATGGAAGGCCGCGTGGCGGCTCTTATCGCAGAAGGTATGCAGCAAGTTAAGCAAATGAGTGCTCAAATTAGCGGTGCGGGGCAACCGGATCCGTTAATTGCCTTAAAAGAGCAGGATTTACAGCTTAGAGCACAGCAAGATGCTGCGGAAAACGCTTTGGATCAGCAAAGATTGCAGCTTGATCAACAAAAAGCGGCTCAAAACTCCGAAAATAGCCAAAATAGGGTACAGGCAACCAAGGATATTGCCGCCGCCCGTATTTTAGCTGCAAGAGAACGTGAAATATTGAAACAACAAGGATAATTGTTATGGCAAAGTCAGAAAAAGGCGTCCGCGACGGACAAGTCATCAAAGATCAGGGGTTTGTTCCATACAACCCTCCGGTAGAAGAGCCCACGCCTAACGTTTCTAAGGCATCCGTTTCCAAAGGTAAGAATCGTGGAATGGGAGAGGCAATCCGGGGCGGTAGTTACAAATACTGTTAGGTTTTCTGATGTCTCAGAAAAAACTACAGAAAGACAGCAACCACAACGACCTGGACGTGGACGGCGATGGCGTTGTTTCCGATCAAGAGCTTGCGTTAGCGGAAGTCCGTGATCAGCATGAGAAAGCGGATGCCCAGCGACGAATGGCCTGGGTGGCGATGATCTCCATGATTGGATTTACGTTGATGGTCTTTCTGCCGATCTTTCCAGATGGCCGAATCAAGGCCCTATCGGATCTGTTTGGGCTTTTCTACATCGGACAGGCTGGCGTGGTGGGAGCATACATGGGCATGACGGCGTACATGTCCAATAACGGAAAACGCTAATGGACCCGTTAACCATAGCCGCCGCAATTGCAGCTACCAAGACGCTGGTTAAGTCTGCGCGTGGGGTTCAAGAGATTGTCCACGGGCTCGACGGCGTCTTCAGCGCACAGGACGAGCACGAAAAAAATAAACATCATAAGCCGGGTAGTTCTATAGGTCAGAAGAATAAAAGTATTCTTCAGAAACGCGCTAAGGACGACGGTGGAGACGAAAGTATCAGTTCAGCGGCGGCGGCTGTAATTGAGAAAAAACAGTTAGATCAACAGATTTCCGATCTTAAAGATGAGATCAACCGGAAGTGGCCGAGCGGTCCTGGTGAGAAGAGTACTTGGGATCAAATCTTAGCAGAACGCGAAAAGCGGATTGCCGAAAAGAAGGAACGCGCACGTCAAGATAAGATTGACGCGGAGGAACGCGCAGAGAAACGAAAAGCAATTCTGATTGAAGTCGCTAAAGGCTTGGCTGTTGCAGCCGTTGCCGGTGGCATTGCTTGGTTTCTGTGGTGGGCCGCGACATATGGACCGGCGGTGAGGTAGGCATGGAACTTGGAGCGAGTCACGCGATACAGGGGATTATGGTCTTGGCTACCGTGGCCGGTGGCTATGCCGTAGTGAAGAGTAATCTGAGCCGCGTCATGAACGATCTTGAAGATCATATCAAAAGCGCGGAAGATAACCGCGAAAAGTTTGACGCGAGGCTTGATAACGCGGAGCAGGAACGCGGAAAGATTGCAAATCAGGTGCTCACATTAAAAAGCATCAACAGCCCGAATGAACTAAAGCTTCTCCACAGAGAACTTGAGGGACTTCAAAAAGATGTACAGTGGATAACAAAACAGTTAGACCAGCTTTCACATGCCCACAACGGCAAGCACCCACCCGTGGAGAACAAATAATGGAACCGAAAGACCTCATAACCGTCGCTCCCGGCGGTGTAGCCGTAGCGGCGTCCTGGCTAGGACTTGTTGAGACGAGTTTGTCCATATTGCTACTGCTCGCCAGTTTAGGATTTTTGGCGTGGCGGTGGCGACAGGCAATGAAAGATAAACAAAGCGGTATAATTAACGGAGATGGGTAATGGTCCCCCGTGCGGTAGTTCTTCTAACTTTACTGTTATCGGCCTGCCAATCCACTGATTCTTTGTCTACCGTCGAAGTACGTCAGCAAGAACACCAGCTTGTTGTTAATGAACCATCCATACAGGAAGTTGCGTCCATCCCGAATTGCGCCAAGAAGGAGCTTATGACCAAGTTTTTGGCAAAAACGTTTAACGAAGTGCCTCTTCTCAAAGGGGTTTCCACGGATGGGTCTATTCTTACGATTTACGCTGGACCAAATGGGGGGTGGACTCTCACTAAGATCGTTAATGACATTACCTGTATTGTAGCCGCCGGAACTGACTTGAAGGTTCTGAGGTCGGAGAAAGGACCGGTAATATAATGATATCCTTGTTAGGCAGTCTTTTAGGTTTCGGAACTTCTATAATTCCAGAAGTCATAGGCATATTTAAGCAGAAGCAGGCGGACGCGCATCAGATAAAGATGCTTGAGGCAAAAGCCAAGTATGCAGATCAGATATCCAAGCTCAAAGTTGCAGAATTGGACGCTCAGGCTGAAATTGAAGAGACGAAGGGACTGTATGAGCATGATAAGTCTATTGACGCTGGAGGTTTTATCAACGGGTTGCGCGGTAGCGTCCGTCCTGTTGTCACTTACCTTTTCCTCTTAGCCTACTTAACGACAAAAGGGGTCATGATCTATGCTATGATTGCCATCCAGGATTTAGATTGGACGGTAGCCATCGACATGGCTTGGCGTGAAGAAACAGATGGCGTGATATTCAGTGCTATAATTAGTTTTTGGTTTGGAAATCGGGCGATGTCTAAGGCCCGTGCGTGGCAACAGGACAAGAAGAACTGACATGGCGAAATTATGTCCGAGAGGTAAAGCTGCCGCGAAACGTAAGTTTGACGTTTATCCAAGTGCCTATGCCAACATGTACGCTAGTGCGGTGTGTAGTGGAAAGGTAACGCCTGGGGGGAAGAAAAAGAAGAAAACCAAGGCGTCGAAAAAGCGTCGTTCTGCGGGGCCTCGTAGGCGACGACCATGAGTTTACGCAAATGGGTTCGTGAGCAGTGGGTGGATATAGGTGCGCCTAAGAAAGACGGTAAGTACCAGCCGTGCGGTAGGAAAAAGTCCAAGGGCAGTAAACGGAAATACCCAAAGTGCGTTCCTATTGCAAAGGCGCGTCAGATGTCTAAGGGCGAAAAGGCCAGCGCGGTAAAGCGCAAGAGGGCGGTCAGTAACAAAGGACCAAGACCAACGAACGTAGCGACATTCGCTAAGAAGAAATCTGGAAAATCAAAGAGAGGTTAATTATGGCTAAGAAAACTAAAGGATATGCAAAAGGTGGCGCGGCCAAGAAGATGATGGGCGGTGGCATGGCTCGTAAAGGTACAAAGTCTATGGCTAAAGGCGGTGCGGTTAAGGCCAAGAAGATGATGGGCGGTGGCATGATGCGGAAACGCACGAAGTCTATGGCTAAGGGTGGTGCGGTCAGACGACGGAAGTAGATGGCCTATTTGATAAGTAACGTACCGCACTTCAAATGCTGGGTACGCAAAGAATTTACGTGTAATCACACGCAGTATCATGGTGAATTTATCCATGCTATGGCTTTCGCTGTAAACACCATTCCGGACAGATCTCTGAGTTTTCAGGTTGTGTTCACGGGATGCGAAATAGACTGTGAGGATGGACCTGAAGAGAATGTCCACGGAGGTGCTATGTGGGCTAGAATGCCCATTCAGGCTCTTGTTGCGGACATACCTTTGGAAGAATGGCCGGAACCCATGCAAGACCATTTATGCCAACCATGGGATTGTGAGTCTAGAACACACAATGTGATAGTAATGGACAGAGTAAGTTCCTCTCCTTGGCTTTGTAAGATAGACAACGAGTTCTATCCAGGGAGGTACTTGTTTACCGTCGATTACACCGATAGCGACATATCGGATGACCCTGCACAACATAAGCAGTCGCATGTTGTCTATCTGACAGATGCAGGACCGTGGACCGGTAACATTGTTGCGTTACCTAACAACAGGGTTCGAGCAACCAGCCCCGCCTTGTGGCGGACTGGTGAAGGAGCCCCAGACTTCATGCCGTCTCAGTGGACGCATTCTGCGGAATCTCATGAGTCGTATCTAGATCCTGCTATAACTTTCAATAATCTTTACTCTGAGGGTGAGTAGAATGGCTAGAAAAAGAGAAAACCCTATACGAAAGACTACTAGAGGTAAGGGAGCCAATTACAGGCCCACTAAATCAGGGGCCGGTATGACTAAGAAAGGCGTTGCCGCATATCGTAAGGCAAATCCGGGTTCAAAGTTAAAAACGGCGGTTACGGGGAAAGTTAAGAAAGGCAGTGCAGCGGCAAAACGTCGTAAAAGCTATTGCGCGAGATCTCTAGGTCAACTCAAGAAGTCTTCTGCTAAGACTCGAAACAACCCTAATTCTAGGATTCGTCAAGCTAGGCGCAGGTGGAAGTGCTAATGGACGGAGTTCTTTTAGCTGAACATTTGTTCAAGGTCATTCAAGAGAGACGCTTGAGGGTTTCTGAGATGATGACTGACGGTGTGGTCAAGGATTTCTACGAGTACAAACAACTTGTTGGCAACGTAGAATCTTTAGATTATATAGGTCAGGAGTTAAGAGAAATCCTAGAAAAGGCGGATTCATGATGGAAAAATCTGAGACTACCGACAACTTGGTCTCTTTGAGTGATGCTTACGTCAACATTGAAGAAAAGGTTCTTGATCCGGAAAAAATAGACAGGAGCGTTTTAGATAGGATGCCCTCCCCTACCGGGTGGCGTCTTCTTATTCTTCCCTACAGAGGGAAGGGAAAGACCGAGGGTGGAATCTATCTTCCAGACGCCGTAGTGGACCGAGAGGCGGTGGCTACGGTATGCGGTTTTGTTTTAAGAACAGGGCCTTTGGCTTATGATGACAAATCTAAATTTCCAAGTGGAGCGTGGTGTAAAGAAAAAGACTGGGTTCTGTTTGGCCGGTATGCGGGTTCTCGTTTTAAGATAGACGGTGGCGAGGTTCGTATTCTTAACGACGATGAGGTAATCGCTGTAATACAGGATCCTGAAGACATCCTGCACATTTAGGAGAAGACAATGGCTGAGAGGAATGAAGAACTTGTTGTGGACATCCCTAACGAAGGGGAAGAGGTCACGGTAGAACTAGAAGAGGCTCCTTCCGAAGAACTCCAGGCGGAGCAAGAAGATTCGGAAGAGCATGAGGTTTATAGCAAGAAGGTAAAGAAGCGGATCGACAAGCTTACGCATAAAGTCCGCGAAGCAGAGCGTCAGCAGAAGGCGGCTATAGACTATGCACAGAACATCCAGGCAGAGAACGTGCAACTTAAAGACCGGGTTCAGAGTCTGGATAAAGGTTACGTTGAGGAGTACGGAGACCGGATTGCTACTCAGGCAGAGTCTATAGAAAAGGACTTAGAAACCGCAATCGCTACTAACGACACATCCGCACAGGTTGAGTTGAACAAGAAGTTAGCGCGGCTTGCTATTGAAGAAGAGCGCGTTGCAGCGGCCAAACAACAACAGGCTCAGTATCAACAACGACCACAACAGGCGGCTTCCCCTCAACCTTCTCAAGTTCCTAATCGTCCTGACCCCAAAGCCGAGGCCTGGGCGGAAAAAAACGAATGGTTCGGGAGCGACGAGGCCATGACTTTTGCGGCTTTTGGAATTCACAAAAAGATCGTGGAGGAAGAAGGCTTTGACACGGAGTCCCCAGAGTACTACTCTGAACTAGACCGGAGGATAAAAGAGGCTTTTCCACATAAGTTTAGTGGTGGCTCTGGTTCCTCCTCAGATACGCGAAGGCCCCAACAGGCTGTAGCATCTGCCACTCGTTCCAGTAGCACTGGACGCAAAACCCAAGTGAGGCTATCTCCTAGCGAAGTTGCAATCGCTAATAAGTTGGGAGTTCCTCTGAATGAGTACGCGAAACACAAAACGCTAGGAGCAGGATGATGTCCGACAAACAGTTAGATAGAACTCCTCGCGCATCTAAGACCCGTTCGGCTAAACCCAGACGGCAACCTTGGAAACCACCATCCTTATTGGATGCACCTCCTCCGCCAGAAGGCTACATTCACCGCTGGATTCGTGCAGAGGTTCGGGGTTTCGATGACCGCAAAAACTTGTCGGCCCGTATTCGGGAAGGCTGGGAACTTGTGCGAAAAGATGAATACCCGGACTTTGAAGCTCCAACGGTTGATAGTGGAAGCTATGAAGGCGTCTTTGGCGTTGGTGGATTGTTGTTGGCTCGTATTCCAACAGAGATTGTAGAAGAACGTCGTGAATACTTTGAGCGAATGAACTCGGATGCTATGACGGCGGTTGACAATGATCTCATGAAGGAAAACCAACATCATTCGATGGCACTCCAAAAACCGGAGCGTCAGTCGCGCGTTACATTTGGAGGACCTAAGAACACTTAGGTTTTGTTTAAACCGCTGCGAGGAGCAGATGAGACATGGCTAACATTAACGGAAGCTTTGGTCTCCGTCCGATAAGTAAGTTGGGCGGTGCCACTAATTCCACTGGTGTTACGGGATATACTCCTTACGAAATTGCCTCCGACAACAGTGACAAAATTTACCATGGGCAGGTGGTTATTCCTCTTGCTTCTGGTTATATTGACCACACAGCTAACGCTGCTGGTGGCTCTGTCAGTCATTTGGGCGTATTTCAAGGATGCGAGTATGTTTCTAGCGTCACTGGAAAAACCACGTTCAGTAACTATTGGCCCGGATCGGGTGCCGATAGTAACCACCCGGTAAAAGCATTCATCGTAGATGATCCTAATCAACTCTACGTTATTTCTACGGATGCTTCATGGACCAGCAAGGCAAATGCGAGAGCAAGTGTCTTTCTAAATGCAAGTCTTTCGACTGGTATCACCGGAACTGATGCTACAGGTCTTTCTTTAGGCCGACTGGCTATCAGTACTCTGGCAACAACCAATTCTTTGACCCTTCGGGTTATGGGTTGGCTTGAGGATTCCATGAATGAAGACTTTTCCGCTGCTGGTATTGGCGCAGTTGTTCGGTTGAATAACCCCTTCAATGCACCCGTTGGGTCCATTGCTGCGGGTACTCCTTCAACCACTGGCGTATAGGAGGGTTGATAGATGGCTATTAGCAGAGCACAACTCGTAAAAGAGTTGGAACCCGGCCTAAACGCACTGTTTGGCTTGGAATACGATCAGTATGATCGTGAGCATGAGCAGATTTTTTCCATGGAAACTTCGGATCGTGCCTTTGAAGAAGAGGTCATGTTATCCGGATTTGGAGCCGCACCGACGAAGTCGGAGGGCTCTGCGGTAACGTTTGATGACGCGCAGGAAGCATATACTGCTCGTTATACCATGGAGACGATTGCTCTGGCATTCTCAATCACAGAGGAAGCCATTGAAGATAACTTGTATGACCGGCTTGCTAGTCGCTATACAAGGGCTCTTGCCCGTAGCATGAGTCAAACGAAACAGGTTAAGGCTGCATCAGTTCTTAACAATGCGTTTGATAGCACTGTTACTGGTGGGGATGGAAAGGAGCTTTGCGCTACTGACCATCCTCTGGCTAGTGGAAACACTTTCCGTAACGAACTCTCCACCGCAGCAGATCTCAATGAGACCAGCCTTGAGCAGTCTCTCATTGATATTGCAAGCTTCGTGGACGAGCGCGGATTGAAGGTTGCCGTTCGTGGTACAAAACTGATTGTTCCCAAGGAACTTCAGTTCACCGCAGACCGGCTTCTGGAATCTGCTTATCGGACGGGAACGGCGGACAATGATATCAATGCTATTCGTAGCATGGGTATGCTGCCGGAAGGTTACTTCGTGAACCACTTCCTCACGGACACCGACGCCTTCTTCATTATTACGGATGC